TGTCTATCGCTGGTTCAAACAACGCCCTGTTGTTTCCGGTGTGAGTAATTTTCAGGTTCGTGAAATTGAATACGAAACTATGAACATCATCCCTGGTGTTCATAGTATCAAGAATTCCAACTTCAGTGGTAGCGTTGCTGTCATGGGTAACATTGCCTACAAGATTGAACTTCCTGATAGCGACAAAACACTAGGTGAGTTGAAGCCTTTGTTGGCATGTCATCTTGTCATGGAATTCGATATCGGTGAGCTTGACTTCCAAGCTAGCCGTGAAGGTCTGAGTTACATTCCTGAAACGATTCAGGCTATCAAAAACAAACTTCAAAAAGTCAACAACCAATTGGCTATTCACGTTACTGACGAAGCCAACAAGTTTAAGAACAATTGGGAAAAGGCACTTTATCTATACGAAAAGGCTAGTTCCGATCTTTGGAAAGCCGCAGTTACAAAATATGTCAATGATACCAAGTTTGAGTATTTCGATACCGCACATAGTTGGAATCGTACATTCAAGTTTCAACCCGAGTTAACTAAGTTAGCTAACCAATACAATATTGTGTTGCGTAGTTTCAGTAAGAGCCGAGGTGTTAACACCTGCTCTAATGTAAAGACAGAAAATCTTTATGACCGTAGTACTAATCCATATACTATGTCTACAGTGTGGAGTGTTCCTATCAGCAACCAGATTCGTTTTGTTGTTAACGACACTAAAATTGGTGCCAATGAACGTGCCAAGTTTCACTTCAAGTCCACTACATACATGAAGGATAACAACCTTCACAATGTTCAGGTCTTTGTGATTGAAGCTAACGATAAATCTAAGCCTATCAAATTGAAGGCTTTCAAAAAGTTGTTAGCTAACCCGCCTGAAAGTTATTTCATGCTGGCGTCAACACTTGAGCAAAAGGAACGTTCTAACACTCTAGGTAAGAATGTCTCTATCATGCGTTTGGAAGAAAGCCGTGAACGTGGTGGGTGGCGCAATAGTAATAAAATGGTTTGGCGTGATGCTGGTAAGGCTGACAAATTTGACGATACCGAAACTTACTACTACATTCCGTTGAGCGGTTATCATGCACTAAACCGTTGTACCGACGTTAAGCACCTTCACTTTAACCTACTACGATCGGGTGTATTTACTGGTGATGTTTACGGTGTTCGTAAGACTGACATCGAATGGGTCAAAACTCAAAAGAATTGGGTTGAATTGGACAAACTGATTGTTGAAAAACTTGCCAAGATGGACAAGGAAAACATCATGGGTTTGGTCAAACAACAGCTTGACATTAGTGATCTAATCAGTTACAATAACATTTACATTAAGCAAGATAGCCCGTTTGTCAATTTGGTTAACACTTTCAAAGATGTTAAGGCAATTGACTGTCAGGTTCAGACAGCAACTCAGTGGTTGTGTAAACAGTATGACGTTCAAAGTAATACTAGCCCACAAGCAATGATTGATAAGTACACGCAAGAGGTAATGGAAGTTAAAAATCGTTATCCCTTGCTAAAGAATTTGTCAGGATATAATGTTGACAAAGTGGCAGTAGCAGAGTATATTAACCTAGTGGATCAAGCAAAAGGAGTTTGAAAATGAGTTTTCCGTATATCGTTCAAGGAAGTAATGTTACCGTAGTTATCGGCAACAAGCCCCACACTATCAGCAAGACGCACATCACCTATCAAAAGGTCGTTGATGCTATCAAAGCAGGTGATTGGGATACCGTACAAAACATTATTGAACCCAAGAAGGTTGTCCTAGATTTCGGTCAAGGTCGAGTGTCCATCAAGGGCGAAACTCTCTACTGGGACGGTGAGGAATTCAACGGTACTATCGCAAAGCGTATGGTTGATATGTTGATGGAAGGTTTCACTATTGAGCCTCTTGTCAAGTTTATGGAAAACTTGATGGAGAACCCTTCCAAGCGCAGTGTTGACGAATTGTATACTTTCTTGGAAAAGAACAGTTTGCCTATCACGCCTGACGGTCACTTCCTCGCATACAAGCGTGTACGTGAGGACTACAAAGATTGTCATAGTGGCACGATGGATAACAGTCCTGGTCGTATTGTTGAAATGGCTCGCAACAAAGTTGACGATAACCAAAACAATACTTGTTCACAAGGTCTGCACTTCTGTAGTGAAGGCTACTTGAAGCATTTCGGTGGCGCACGTACCGTGATTGTTAAAATCAACCCGCGTGACGTTGTAAGTATTCCTAACGATTACAACCAAACTAAAGGTCGTGCATGTCGTTATGAAGTGATCGGCGAAGTTGGTGTGAACCCTGATGACAAGGTTGAATTCGATAAGCCGGTTCAAAGTAACGCTAATAGCAACACTTACAAGCCTGAGCCTAAGAAAGGTTCAAGTGCTTTCTATCGTGGTTATACTGATGGCTTCAATAAAGCAGATTTTAACAATACCTACGTAGGTAAGGATCGCACATCGTATGATGAAGGCTTTACTAAAGGTCAGACCGAGACAGATTGGTATGAAGTCCCTCGCTATCAGTATGTCCCTGAAAACACTAATTGGCCTAAAGCCCCTAACAAACCATATTTCTAAACTAAGAAAGATATAAATGAGCTATTTTATGAAGTCTGGCAATACATATCGTATTGCCCGTAAAGAAGCGTTGGATATCACTGAGCATTTGCCCGGTGGTAACTATACTATCAACAAAGACGAAATGTCGGGTCAATTGTTCCTAGAACAAATTGACAGTTTCAATGTGCCTAAGAAAATCTATGGTGATTGCTTGCGTCACACTGACCGTATCGTTCGTACATTCACGGACCGTCCTAACGCAACTGGTGTTATGCTCACTGGTGAAAAGGGTGCAGGTAAGACATTGCTTACCAAGAATGTATGTATGAAACTTGCTGAGTTGGATATCCCAACTCTTGTTATCAATGCACCATGGTGCGGTGATAAGTTCAATAGTTTTATTCAATCTATTGAACAGCCTTGCGCTATTTTGTTTGATGAGTTTGAAAAGGTCTATGACCGTGATGACCAAGAAAAGATTCTTACTTTGCTTGATGGTGTATTCCCAAGCAAGAAACTTTTCTTGTTGACTAGCAACGATAAATGGCGTGTTGATTATCACATGCGTAATCGTCCCGGTCGCATTTACTACATGTTGGACTTCAAGGGTGTTGATGCGGCATTCATTCGTGAATACTGCCAAGATAACCTTACCGCTAAGGATCAGATTGAACGTATTGTAAACATCAGTGCTATGTTCAAGGAATTCAACTTTGACATGTTGAAGGCATTGTGTGAAGAAATGAATCGTTACAACGAAACTCCTCAGCAAGCATTGGCTATGCTTAACGCAAAGCCTGAGTTTGATGGTGAGACTAAGTACGAAATCAAAATTGTCCACGACGGTCGTGAGATTGAATACAACGATTCCTTCCATGGTAATCCTCTCAGTCCACATGGTGTTGAGATTGGTTTTGATCCTGATCCAGAAGATGATGAGGCTGACTACGTTCACAAGGTCTTCACCGCAAGCACACTAGTGACTGTAAAGAATGGTCAGTTTGTATTTGAGGATAAAGGTACTCGCATCATGCTTACCCGTGTTGTGGAGAAGAAAGCGAACTACTGGGACGCTTTTTGAATACTCCAGTAGTACACTAAAAGTAGTACTTTAGTACTACTTTTTTGTGGATTAAAATTTGACAATAAATCGGTTTGGGTATATAATACTTGTATTGAATGACAAAACGGAGTTAAAAATGAACCAAGAAATTCCTACTGTTGACCTTAGCCGTTGTGAATATGACAAAAGCCGCAAGGTTCTGAAACTGGCTAGCGAATATGTTGGTATGCCTCTGACCTTTATGGTGCGTAGCCATCACACTGGTAAGGAAGTTCGTTTTGTCCCCGTGACTCCGGCGGATGTATTGTTTGATGAAGATGGTTGGGACGGTGAGCAACAAGTTTACCGCCCACTGGGTAATGTGCCCGGTGTGGATCACATGGTGATTTACAACCAATACTGAGGTTGACAATAAATCGTTTCGGGTATATAATAAGTGTTTTGATTGATTGAAAGGTCTATATGTCTACAGTTCGTATCGTTTCTGGCTCTTATCGCAACACACCTGTTAAAGGTGATGTGTTTACACTTGTTAAAGGTTATCAACTAGGTGCCAAAGGTGGTTTCGTTACTGTGAAAAATGAAGGTCAGTTTCCGGGTCGTCCTAGCGAGGTCCGTGTTAATGTTGACAATCAGGATTCTTTGGAATTCTTGTCAGGCAAGCCTGAAAAAGTTGAGACCCCTCAAGAAACTGAACAGGATGCAATGGACCGTATTGCTTCACGTTTCAGTGTTTTGGATGAAATGTCCAAGGCATGTATCAACGGTGACATTCGTGCTATGATTGTGTCTGGCCCCCCTGGTGTCGGTAAGTCACACGGTGTGACTACGCAAATGGAAAAGGCAAGTATGTTTGAAAAGATTCAAGGCAAGCGTCCTCGCTTTGAAATTGTCAAAGGTGCTATGTCCGGTATCGGTCTGTTCGCTACATTGTACAAGTACTCCGACAGCAAAAACGTATTGGTGTTCGATGACTGTGATGTGTGGGAAGATCAGGATGCGTTGAACGTGCTCAAAGGTGCGTTGGATTCAGGTAAGACTCGCCGCATTAGTTGGAACAAAGATTCACGTATCCTGCGTGAAGAAGGTGTTCCTAATACTTTCAATTTCAACGGCTCTGTGATTTTCATCACCAACTTGAATTTCAATGACCGTCGTAGTGCTAAGATTAAGGCTCACTTGGAAGCACTCCAATCTCGTTGTCACTATCTTGACCTGACTATCAACTCCGAGCGTGACAAAATGCTCCGCATCAAGCAGGTTCACCGTGATGCTGATGGTGGTTTGTTCGCTGACTATGATTTTACTCAGGAACAATCTGATGCTATCATTTCGTACATGTGGGACAATCACAACAAATTGCGTGAAGTGTCCTTGCGTATGGCATTGAAGATTGCTGATTTGGTTAAGATTTCCGCTAACTGGAAAGAACTCGCTAAGGCAACTTGCATGAAAGAATAACGCCGTGTGAAGGCGGGGCAATGTCAATAAGTCCCCCACCTATAACAGGAGACTTCGGTCTCCTTTTTTTGCCTATTTGTTTGCTTTCAGTCAATCATAAGTAGTATAATAGATACATGAGTAAAGTGGTGCCTAGTACAAAAGAACAATTGATACATTTCATGCTGACCAACATAAGTTTAGGTACTTATGATAAAAGGTTTTTGACGAATTTAGAATCCATAAACCTAACTAACCATCGACCACTCACATCTAATCAAGTAATATTATTCGATAAGATAGTTAGGCGATACAAAAGGCAGGTAGAAAAACTAGAAGTATCGGTTGAAGATTTGATTAAGCTGCCATGGAATTTAAAACCAATTGAAAGTTCCCCACAATTTACTGAAGTACATTTGTTATTAGTTGATGATGAATTGGTATTGCGTAGTCCTTACAAAAAAGACTTTGTAAGAGAATTTAGAAAATTAGATATCAATCCAGTTTGGCATGCAGAAGATAGATTTTGGTTAATCAAGGCAAGTACTCATAATCTTAAGGTTATAAAGGCTTGCTTAGAAACACATTACACCAAGATAAACTATTGTGATTCAATCAATAAAATGATTGAGGATGTACAAGGGTACAATGACTGTAAGTATTGGAATCCAACCTTAGTATATCGTAATGGTAATTTTTATGTATACGCAACCAACGATTCACTAAATGAAGCTATCAAAGATATCGATATAAATATCAATCTACATACATTGAGTACCGTAAGCCAATATGGAATATCCATAGATGAATCGGTCATAAAAGAATTCGAAGAAAGATACGGTAAAGAGATTGTTAATTTTGTTATCAATGATAAAGTAATTGTAGAATATGATGACGATAAATTGATTACCAATCTATTGGCAATAGAAACTGATTTCGTATTGTTAATGGAGAGGCAAAGTAACGCAAAATACTTTGAGCACATAAAAAATTCTTTGCTATTAAATGATATCAAGCATGATAGTTATTATACTCATGCGATGATGAATCAAACCTATAAATTATATAACTTCCCGGTTATTATTGTGTTCGGAAATTATCATGTAAGTGATAACTGGATCATTGATTCATTCAAAAAGACAGTTTATCTAACCAGTAGCAAACCAATATTATTAAAATGAGTACATGTAAAATAATTGTCAAAGATGAAGTCAACGTAAAGATTGAAGGTCTTGAGTTAGGTGACCGAAAAACTTTAATGAAGATGTTTGAGTATGAGAAGCCAGGCGCGAGATATTTGCCAAGTGTCCGATTAGGTCGCTGGAACGGTAAGGTAAGCTATTTTAGTTTAGGTGGAAGTACTTATATCAATTTGTTACCCGAGATTCTTCCGTTATTAGATCAGGCAGGATATCATATTGACCTAGAAGACCTTAGGACATACCAAACCAACTTTAACTTTAACAAAGTAGAAGAAGGCACTTTTAGTGCATACACTTGGCCTAAAGGTCATCCACAACAAGGGCAACCTATTAAACTGCGTGATTACCAAGTTGAAGTTATTAATAACTTCTTATCTAATCCACAGTCAATACAAGAAGTAGCAACTGGTGCCGGTAAAACAATTACAACAGCCGCATTAAGTTATTCGGTTCAAGACTATGGACGAAGCATTGTCATTGTTCCTAATAAATCACTGGTAGTACAAACTGAAGAAGATTATTTAAACGTTGGCTTAGATGTAGGTGTATACTTTGGTGATAGAAAAGATTATAATAAGAAACATACAATTTGTACTTGGCAAAGTCTAAACAATCTACTTAAGGATACACAATCAGGAGATGCTAAGTTTACTATTCAAGATTTCCTTGAAGATGTAGTATGTGTTATGGTTGATGAGGTCCATCAAGCTAAAGCAGATGCATTGAAAACACTATTGACAGGTGTATTTGCTCAAGTGCCCATTCGTTGGGGATTGACTGGTACTATCCCTAAAGCAAAGTATGAGGCACAAGCACTGTTCATTTCTTTGGGCAACGTTATAGGTAAACTGTCAGCTAGTGAGTTACAAGAAAAAGGAGTCTTGGCACAATGTCACGTAAACATTGTTCAGCTTAAAGACGATGTAGAATTTAGCAACTACCAAAGTGAATTGAAATACCTTACCGAAGATAGTAAACGACTAGATGCAATTACGGGATTAATCAACAAGATAGCAGAAAGTGGAAACACATTGATTCTTGTAGACAGAATCGGTGCAGGAAAAGAGTTACAACGAAGATTGTCGGATATTTTTAGTCTGTTAAAAGATGCACCCGACGTAGCCTTTGTATCTGGTGAAATGAAACTAACTGAAAGAAAAGAAGAATACGATGAAGTCAAAACAGCAACTAACAAAATCATCATTGCTACATATGGTGTGGCTGCGGTTGGCATTAATATTCCTAGAATTTTTAATCTGGTCTTGCTTGAACCTGGGAAGAGCTTTGTACGGGTTATCCAATCGATTGGTCGTGGTATCCGCAAAGCTGAGGATAAAGATTTCGTCCAAATCTGGGACATAACAAGTAGTTGCAAATTTGCCAAACGTCATTTGACGCAGAGAAAATCATTCTACAAAGAAGCAAACTACCCGTTTGACTTAGAAAAACTAACATATAAGTGATACAATATAATTATGAGAATTTTAACATTAGAAAATTGTTTCTATAACTTAGAAACATTGCCCGAAGAAGTAGATGATTTGCGCTTTGCAATATTAGACAACAGTAATCCACAGAATGTAGACTATCATTACATTCCTCTTATATTCTTAGAAAGTTTCAACAGCCCTGCACTAGTATTGAGAATAGGTAATAGGATGATTAAGATGCCAGTTGATTGGCAAATACTAATAGGTGAACCTGAAATGGGAGACTTAGAGACATTACCATTGACCAGTATCAATGATAGAGGATTTAAAGCGTTTGAGTTTAATCCATTGTCGGCATTCAGACCTAGTTTTCAGGATATTGAAATCATAGATATCTATCACGATGTTACTTGGTATGCCCCTAGATTAAAGAACGGACAATTCTTGTGTGTACCCATTGACGATGATGAGAAACCTAGATGTGTTTACTTTGTTAAAGAGATTAGCAGGAACTGTGAGATTGTAGACTATCAACAGGCTTGGTAATGATTGATTGTTTAATTTTAGGTGATAGTATCGCAGTAGGTACTCATAGGTTTTACAATGAGTGCCAAATGGTTGCTAAAGGTGGCATCAATAGTAGTGTTTTCAATAAACAGCATTCTGAAAACTTCAATTCAAAAAATGTTATTATAAGTTTGGGAAGCAACGACTACAAAGGCATAAAGACATTACAAGAGTTAAAATCACTTAGAGACAGAGTTGACCCGAACGCAAAAGTATTTTGGATTGTCCCTGCAATCAAACCTCATATTCAGGACATAGTAAAGTTGCTTGCCGAGCAAAACCATGATACAATCGTTTATATCAATGAATTACAACCTGATAAAGTGCATCCCACTGTAAATGGATACAAAGACATAGTGAATCAGATTAAAAATGGCAACTAAAAAACAGACACCAACTGATGAAAAATTTGATAAACAAGATTTAGACTTGTTTGAAGTACTGGCTGCATTAGACAAAAAAGATTATGGCTATTATGATAGATTGTCTGAAGAACAGCAGAAAAAGTTTTCATCCTATATGATGACACATTGGATGAGTCAAGTTAAAAGTAATGGTGGGATACAAGGATATTATGTTCGTAGTGTAGACCACTATGCAAACGAACACTTGTTCAATGAAAACGTAATGAAACATCCTAAGTTACAATGGCAAATGCTATGTGCTAGTAGTCCAGGCATAGGTAAACAATTTCATCAATGGGTGCCCCATTTAAGCGACAAGATAGGTAAGTTGCGTGAACAGGCTAAACTAAAAGACATTAAGGATTATTTCAAAAAGATATATCCAACAGCAAGTGATAAAGACTTGACAGAATACAGTACAGAGTTTACAAGACAGCAAAATAAAAAGTATTATATAGCAAAACAATTTCCCGCAATGAAAATTAGCGACATAGAAGCATTGAGTGAATTAGTATCTGATGAAGATATTAAAAACTATGAAGAAGACCGAGGAAACTGACACCCAACACAGTTGCGAATTTTGTAATAGAAAATTCGTGCGTGAGCGTACACTGCTCTCACATATTTGTGAGGCAAAACATCGTTGGCTAGAACGTGACCGTAAAGGTAATCGTTTAGGCTACCAATCATTTTTACAATTCTACACTAAACACTCTACAAGCAAGAAAGTAAAACCCTACGAAGAATTCATTAAGAGTGCCTATTATACTGCCTTTGTCAAGTTTGGTAATTACTGTGCTAATGTTAACGCTATCAATGTCAGTAGATTTGTTGATTGGTTATTGAGCAACGGAGTCAAACTAGATAATTGGTCAACTGATAGTAATTATACCAAATTCTTAATTGAATACTTGCGTATAGAAAACCCGTATGATGCACTTGCCCGAAGTGTAGAACATTGCGCCGAGTTAGCCGAAGCCGAAAACATACAACCAAATGATGTATTAAGATACATTAGCCCAAACAAGATATGCTATGCTATCAGTACGGGTAAAATATCCCCGTGGATGTTGTATCAAAGTGACAGTGGTGTCCGATTTCTAGACACATTAAATCAGGATCATGTTACAATGATAATTGATTACATAAATCCAGAACAGTGGGCATTAAAGTTTCATCGTGAACCAGACATTACAAAACAAGTCAAAGACACCCTTAAAGAAGCAGGTTACTGAAGTCAAAGTTGACTGGAGAGAGGGTAGTGTGGGTACACCCAGAACGGCAGCTGGAACGGCTTGGAATGAAATCTGTATATGGTGTATGGAAAATTATGGGTTACCGGGTGATAATTATACATGGCATGCTCACACTGACTATATGCGGTTTGATTTTTATAACGAAAAAGATGCTGTTCATTTTATGTTACGATGGCTATGAAGTTAAAAGTAAACCGTAGCATAGGCTGGAACTTAGAGTACGCAACAATGAATGTAACACAGATTATTACAGACGGTGCAGATTGCTATCCATGGAAAGAGACATTTGTTATATGGCCACGAAGAAGCGTCAGCGGTTCTCCATTGTTTTGGACTAAAGCATACAAGCGTAGAGTTTGGGTAGTGTGGGGCACAGGCTTTCACATGGAACCTGAAACACAGTATGCTACACTGTTTGACTTATTGACGTATGAAACTCTTAAGAATTAAAGCCCGTGTTAGAAAGTATCTTGCCGAGCGTAAGTTAAAAAATAGTGGCTATATATCTTGGAGAAGTTATAGACATAACCGTGACCCTGATGTTGTTCGCCATGCTGACAAAGTAAGTGACTTCTATTCTAAGTACAATTATGTGTATAGATTTGATACCCCACATTATGCTTATCAATGCATAGCTGATTGGGGTCCTGGCGGACTTAGATTTGGTTACGAGGATATGCGAGACTGGTGTGAACTTAAATGTAGATTTAAGTATCGCATGGACATTAATAGAGTATATCGTCAAACTGGTTTAGGTATTAATGGAGAAGAACACGTTGATTGGTGGTTTAATGATATAGGTGGGAGTGACTTTGTTTTCTTTGCTTTTATGAGTGAACAAGATTATATACATTTTATGTTGAGGTGGGGGTAATGGAATACTATGTTAAAATTATCCTTAAAACTAGAGATATCTATAACATTGAAGATAGGGTAAAAGAAATACAAGAAATTGCTGAATGGTTGGATGAACTAACTGAGTGGAAACCAAAGATGTATTCATTAAACGTTCGCCATGTTAGCACTATCGCTGTATTGGATTTATTTTTTGTAGAAGAAAAACACGCTATGATGTGTACATTGAGGTGGACATGATTAAACGTAAAAGTAAGCATGAGTTTAGAATTGGAATGGGCAGTACATCACTAGTCCCCTATACACCAGAGCAATTACGAGAAGTTCGTGACTGGTGTACAGAAGTGTTCGGCCCTGGTGGACGCAATAGTAAATGTAAATGGCGCTATGGTTGGATCAATAGAGAAGAGGATACCTTCTATTTCCGTAACGAAAAGGATGCGTTGTTCTTTATGTTGAGGTGGTCATGAGTTATGTGTATATCACACCAGATGATGTTAAACCTGAATTTGGCGCGTGGACTAATCGCAAAGAATGGTGTGAAAAGAATTGCCAAGGAGCATGGAAATACATGCTCCAAGGTAAGTTCGTTTTCTATAACGAGAAAGACTATGAGTGGTTTTTATTGAGGTGGTCGTGATTAAGAAACAATATAAACGAGGCGCACCGGGTTATTTTAATAACTTTATAAATTCACACGACCCCGAATACAATGTAGAGGAACATTTAAAACCCTACGATGCTACACTAGCGAAAAGTAAAAACAAAAATTATAGATTGAATGTAAAGTGGCATAATGAAAGAATGTATATGATGTTTGTATTGAGGTACTCATGACCGATCCAAAACTAATTATTCCTATGCTTAGGAAAGTGTTACCTGGTATAATAGCACAAGATATTGTGGGTGTTCAACCTATGAATCTGAATCCTCCCAAGTGGACTATTATCACTGAACATAACGAAATTATACCTAAAGGATATGTAGTTGTAGACGCAAACAGAGAAATCAGTTATTGGATAGAAAAACAAGAGTTGTACATGTGGAAACACGGTGAACTTAAAACAGTGATGCAATCATTCTATGACCGCTATATCATTAGCGAAGAACTATTATCTTGGTTAACATTGAGGTGGAGTTGATGTTTATTCACACATACGATTTGAAAAAAGATGTAGATGGTTGTGGCGGGGGTCCTTGGCATGTTGCGGCATTTACTAATCCGAAAAACTATTATGAGATAGCCGAATGGTGCCATAAAACATTCGGAGAACCGGGATATCACGACAAACCAACCAGATGGAAAGATGACATTTACTATGGTGAAATATCTTTTAGGAACAAAGAAGACCTTGAGTGGTTTATGTTGAGGTGGTTATGAACAACAATACAGTGAACAATATAATTGAGCGGTTCTACGATGGTTTTTGGCAGAATAAAAACTATTGGCCCTATCAGATTGAAATTAAATCTTGGTACGATATTGGGAATGCTGAAAGATTCTGCTATAACCATTTCAAAAGTCGTAACTGGCGTAATGTTACTCGCTACTTTGCCTTCAAGCGTAAAGAAGATTATGAGTGGTTTGTGTTGAGGTGGCAATGAAAGTCAATAAGTTTAATCATTGGTTCAAATACAAAGTTCCTATTGATAATCATTGGTCAATCATTGAGAAAAAGATACTGAAAGAATACAAGCCCGGTCGTCTATGGCCCTGGCTCAATGAAGAATACGATGTTGGGCAATATTACAACTGGCATGAAGGTCGCAACTATCTAGTCTTCCACAACAAAAATCATTATCTAATGTTTCTATTAAAATTATGAGAACAAGTATTTGGTATCGAACAGAATTACAACAACCTCCTAAGTCGGGTTCTTACCTTGCTTATAGAGGCTGGGGTATGGGTGGTAAAGCCGATGGTGATAGCGATTACGGCTATGTCTATTATGATAAGAAAATTGACGAGTGGCGTGATTATCAAAATATTAGTACTAGCTATGCCATCGTTTATTACTGGACTGATGCTAGACCCGATAAATGGACAGATCAAGACCCTCCCAGTGTCACACTACATAAACTAAAAGAAGAACACAATGTAGCATTAGATGATGCTTGGAAGAAAGTTCAGGAAGCAATTGACCAGTACAACATGATTAAGGAGTTGGTGAGATGAAGTTTGAATTCAATCAAGGTGTGCCGGATACGTGCATTCAATGGTTATGGGATAATGTAGGTGAGGGAAATGTTATACACTCACCCATAGAATCTAGTATTCGACACGAAAGACGAGACAGTGATGTTTGGTACTATGAACGTATGATATACGAGATTCCCAGTAACGATCCTTCGAAGGATTCAGGCACAAGGTATGTGCCCACTATTTTTATTGATGATGAAAAGAAAGCAATGTTATTCGCATTGAGGTGGCAATGAACGAATTAGAAAACACAGCGAGAATATTAAAAGAACAAACCCCGTTAATTACTAGCAGGTGGTGCTTGTTCGGCTTTCACAAATGGGAGCAGTGGAGCAAAGCATATACTCCCAAGAAAACTGATAGCAGACACATACAAACAAGACATTGTGCATGCTGTAATCAGATTTCAGTTAGAGAGATCCCATTACCACATTGGTTAAAATAATGAAGTATGAAAAATTATTAAACGAGGAAATGATAGATACCATAGCAAAAGAAATGCAACGGGAAATAGACGAATCTATCATGTTAGATATCTTAGTGAACGAAAGCGGTTGGGTTGGAGTATCTTATACTTTCAATAATAACTATCACGCGGTTGATGTTAAAAATTGGATAGAAGAAAACTGCAAAAGTAGTTCAATGCGTTTGAATGGTAGCTTTGTATTTGAAGATCCCAAAGATGCAGAGTGGTTTATACTCAAATGGCTGTAACAATAATTATAACTCCTACCAATGTAGCAGATGTATTAGATAAGGTTCACGAATTAAGGGAGTCTGGGTTGATTCAAGGTGTCCATTTTGACTTTAAATATGTACCTCCCCAGCACGAATGGCTTGACAACGGTACCCCTGCTAATGTAGAATTCACTTTCTACGATGAACAATTAGCATCGTTCTATATATTAAAATGGCAATAGCAAATAGCACAGGAACATTCGTGCCCTACACTGGGCATACGGCACATGAAGACCGTAGCGGTGTAGAGACTAGTCGTGGTCGCACAATACACAAAATTGATTTACGC